CCGGCCCCAGCAGTAACACGCGGGCGAATGAATCGTGTAATTTCAGAAACCTGCTCTATTTTCTCAACCGTGAAGGTTAGCGCGTTGCCTTGTGGATCAGTTAATGCAACCCATGATGTACCGTTATTGCTACCTTCAATGGTTAAAGTTCCTGCATTGAATGTGCCTTCAACATGGATTGAACGGTCTGCCCATTCAAGCATTTCAAGTGGCGCAGGGGTCAAATCCGATTCAGAAAGCCCTATATAGTTCACTACCTTTGCAGAACCATCGCCAGAACCAACATTCGTTTGTGTGATAACTAAAGCCATTACATGCCACCTTTCGCGGCTGGATCACCGCCGCCCATTACATCGCCCATGCCTTTGGTGAAAGCCTGCTCTTCAATTTCCTGAGGCTCACCACCTTCACCTAGTAAAATACCTTCTGCAATCTTGAAAGCTTCATCCAGCGTTTGCACTTCTTGTCCCGCAGCTTCGCCCATTTCTTCACGTGGCTCACACTCTTTAACGCTTACAGCGCCCTCGTCTGAAATCATTATCTCTACACAAATTGGCATATAAACCCTTAATAGATTATTCAAATAGTTAATTTCAGCATAGGTTACGCCTCCCCACTTGTGAAAAACGCCAAATGTGACGCGCTAGGAACGATTTAAAATAGTTCACCCATACCTTAGCATCAACCAGTCATTTTAAATCAGCGCAGTTTTAAGCCTGCTGTGCTTCTTATTGAAATATGTATTGACATCAATCAATGGCATAGGCATAATAGAACCTTCTTAATGCGAAAGGGGTTTGAAATGTTCAAATGCAACTTAGTTAATATGGATGCACTTAGCCAACGCTGTGGATTTGGTGAAGGTAAAACTTGGAATGAAGCGCAAGCCAATGCGCTAGCTCTTGCATTACAACGTGATCCTAATGCAAAAATTGACGGAAATTCAGTTTCATATAGCGGCGGTTATTCACTATGAAATCCCTATCAAACTACGTTGAAGCCGCACAAACTGCGCTATTCGATAAAACTGGCACCTTCTTTGCATTTAGCAATAAACAATTTGATGAAGGCAAGAAAGAAGGCGTTACTTATGTTTCGCTAGGTGCTGGCATCATTTGCCCTAAAGAGAATGTTGAGGCGCTTAAAACTGGATTAGATACAATCAATGCGCAAGGTATAGCGCAAGACATAGCCGAAAACGGTAAAGAGGCAATCATTACACGTGAGCTACACAATCATGAGGCTTTCTATGTGAATAGCCTTAGTGATACCGTTGAGGCTTTATCAGACTACGGCTATACACGTGAAGATATTAGGCAGGTTTATAATCGTGTTGCACCTACTATTGATTATTGAAAATGATTATTGACGATAAAAGCAAGCGCATGAAAGCCATTCTTGATGCCATGCAAGTAATGCCAACCAAAGGAGGCGCACGCCCAAACGCTGGCAGACCTTTGAGCACCAATCCAGCCAAGCAACGTTCAATGAGGTTTAATGATACTCACTGGAATAAGCTTAAAGAACTTGGCGGGGCTAAGTGGGTGATTGAAAAACTTAATGAGGTTAAATAAAACAAGGGGCTTAGTGGCCCCTTAGTTTTTTCTAGTACCCTATCTCTGCGTCTAATGGGGTGAATGCCTGAACTCTACTTTGATTGCTTGTCCTTGGCTGAACCTTGGCATGCCTTAACATCATAATTAGGTAACGTACCGCACTGATCGCATCATCAAACTCTTTCACTATCTTACCGTCCTTACGGTGATACAGGCGATATTCTTCAAAGAACCCGTCAAGGTGCCTTGCAAATTTAAGCCTGCCTGTCTGCATACGGTCTAGCATATCCATGATTCCTGCCTCTACGCCATTCCCGCCTTCACCTTCAAGCTGCCCTTTTGCCGGCGGGTGACTAGCCTTTTCTTTATGCATATTCACGCCAAGCTTGCGGTACTGATCTGCAAGCGCATAACCAGAACCCTTATCATGCTGTAATCCATCATGAGGCCATGCCATGGGAATCCATTTACCGCGCTTTGTAATTGCCGCAGCATGAATTACTGGTGTTGCTTCGCTTAGCTTGTATATATCATAGATATGCACAATATCTAAATCCCTATCCCACGCGCCCCATGCTGTTGCTGTCGGGTGATCCCAGCCAAAGTCCATGCCTGCGATTCTTGGCCAATGGTCCGGCATCTTAAATGGATTTTCTTTTAGCGTATCTTCATCTACTGTAAATATGCGTCCAGACCCTAGCACTGGAATACCTCTTGAGCGTGCATCACGCAAATGCGATGGTGTTGAATCCATAAGTTCCCTTTTAGTTTTCTCGCTTAAATGTGGTACATCATTCCAACCCGCCATGACAAGATACTTCGATTCTGATACTTTAGGCATTATTTAAGCTTCATTCCCTTTGGTATGAACTGCAATACCGTTTGAGTCATACCGTCCAGCGGTGTAAACGTCATGTAGATAAGACCGTCAGTTGTAGCGGTTCGTATTAAACACTCCCCGTATATATCCATGGGCGGCTCTTCATCTAACCAAATCCCGTCCTGCTCAGTACCTTCAAACGCCCCTCGGCCCTGCTGGTAAGATTTAAGCCCTAACATTGAGGTGCCGCCGCTGGCATGTTTAATCTCTACCTTATCAATCAGATCAGAAACGCCCTGCTTCCAGCTTATATCCCCTATGTTATCCAGCGGGATCAATCCGGTACCAGTAACGCGCTTTGTTGGTCCACTGCCTTTAACGTCACCGAATAACTTATTCTGCACAATATCGCGCGTTGTTTCGTTTGTCTTACCTGCAGCCCAAAACTTTACAGGGGCATCAAACCATGAACCTTCCCACCAATCAGGATATAAGCCAGTTAAATGCAGCGCCGTTTCATACCCGCCTGCACCCTCCGTCTTACCGATACGATTCGCGGCCATAAAGCAACGCTCTCGGTATATTGCCCCTGCTTTAAAGAACTCCGTATGCTTTGCGTATAAATCCCGTCTTAACGGGCCTTCATCTGGGTAATAGCTGAAAAGCTTACGTGTCTTTACTCTTCTTAGCTTTTCCTGCTGTAGCTTGAGAAGGTGTAGCTTTTCCTGCCGCAAGTCCAAGCTTTGCGAGAGTGTCGCTGATTTGTCTATCAATGTCGTCATCGGTTAGGCTCTCAATTTCAATTATTCCTGAGTGTTCTACTTTGTCAACATACAGGCCGCTTACCTTGCCTCTAGCTATCTCAGCCTGTATTGCAGCCTGCCACTTCTCACTTGCGTCTGCCTTATCTCGCAATTCAGCAAGCTTTTCTAAATGGTTTTTAAGGGTAATCTGCACTTGTTCAATTACTGGCTGCCTTAGCTCGGATATTCTTGCTGCAATCTTGTTGTCATCAAGCATGGATTTGGCATTTCTGTTTATTGTTGCCTCTTTCATTTTCAATGCGTTGTATGCTCGCCTATAAGCTTCACTGGCATTGCCAGTTTCGATGTATGCAATCACAAAGTTTTCTTGTTTAAGCGTTAGCATTAGATTTAACCAGTTCTAAAAGTGTATTTCTAAATTTATCCCAAAATTTATAAAGGCTTCCATATTCTTTCATTACAAAATTAATTGTAAATTCGTCAATATCAGAAACCCACCTATCGAATGACTTTAGCCTTTTAAGTAAATCTAACGCCCCTTGATAAACAAGTTCGCTGTTTGTAACGGTGCCGCCAACTATGTTAGTGATCCCCATGCCTTTAAATTTACTTATTAATTCTTTTTCTAATTTATAAGCATTTCTTTCTGAAAGCCCTTCTCTATTAATTTCTACAACAACATCAAACCCGTCATTATGTATTTCAATAATCTTTTGATATTTTTTTACATTGTCTATTTTGCCTTTTCTGGCATTTGCAACATGAGTAAACATTCTTTTACCCTTACCTTTGCCAATATAAAATATGCTCATATCTCTTGGGTCTTTAAGTAGATACACATAGTATTCATTAACGAAAGCTTGTTGCTTGTTTGTTAATCCCGCCATATTTATAACCTTTTTAATGTTTGTTTCTTTAAATCAACGCTCTACGGCTTATTTAAATCATTGCGCCTATACCGTAGCATAGGCTATTTGAAAAGATTTGCGCCAAGTTCAGGCTTTAATGCAATGGCGATAGCTTTGAGTAACCCATCCTCGGTTATTGCGGTTGATTCTGCGCTTTTATCTTTTATTTCACCAATTGCTTTAAATGAATTAAATGGTCCAATATAAAATGCTGGCATACCAGAAGCTTTGCAATATATATGCTGAGCTGGTTTATCCAGATATACACCAGAAGGCAATTCTTGCGCTGGCATCCCTGTGGTTTCAATTACTTCTAAGTACATGCTTTTCATTATCTACTCCTACGTTGCTTGCGGTTGCTCTTGGCGCTTCGAGTGAATGTATTGTTAATTACCGGCATACTGTTGCTGTTAGGTAATGATTTATATGGATTGCTTTGCCGTGGCTTTTCAATTGTCGGTCTATCATTACTTATTGAGAAGCTCATTACTGCAGACAGCGCCATCAAAACTGATTTAATTCTCATTTAACTAACCTTCCAAAACATGAGTACATACGTTTGCGTTAACTAACGCGGGTTCAACTACCTTAATACCAAAGCAAGAGTTTAAAAGTATTGCACGTTCCGCTTCTGAAATTGAAGGCTTGCGATATAACCTTATTTTCCTGTTGCGCATACGTGCATCTACCCACTCATGTAGCTTTACATCTACCTCATTCGTATAAGCCATGTTGAGCAAAATTTTTATTGCGCTCTTATGCTGTACTCTAGCAAGGTTGGCTATGTCAGATGCACATAACCAATCACGGCTCATAACATTTAATAGATCAGTCTTTCGATTCTTCCGTAGCGTCACCCTCAGTTTGATGCGTATTCGCAAACTCAATGAATCTAGCAACGAGTTTGTGTGCATTACTTTGGTTATTGACTTCTGGGTTAAATTCAACATCCATATCGAGAAGCCCGTCTGATGTATCTCTGATTTTGATAATTGCTGCTGCCATTTTTTTTCCTTTGGGTTAAGTTGCATGGTTTATAAATCCGCTTTACTTCTTTTTTACTTTTGTTACTTCTTCATCTGGCATTGGTCTATTACGCCAATCACGCTTGCCGAAGATTTCATCAAAATTACTCTTACCTTCTTTTGATAGGCTCTTGCTTTTAATTTCATCATTAGTGATAGGGTTGCGAGTAGCCATTAAGCAGCTAACCTTTCTTTATTTTCAAACTCTCTGCAAAGCTTTCTAAATACCGTTAACACTGCTTTTGCTTCATCAATGGTGTAACGGTGAATTTCATTGTTGTTTTCTAAAGCTTCAACGCGCTGCAGTCCGATTCTCTTAATCAATCGTGGGCGATAGTTGGCAATGTTTCCACTTAGATGGTTATTGCAATTGCTATTACATTGCTTATGAATGTTATCTAAGTTAAATCTAAGCTGTGGCGCGGCTTTCACTGTTCTAAAATGTCCAGCGGCATACTGAATGCTTGGGTTTGTGGTACCGCAACTTATGCAAGGTAGATGTGCGTCACGCATGCGAACGTATCTATTGCAGTGACGCTCTGCTTCTTTCAGCCATTTGCTTAATGGTTTAATCGCTTCCAGCTTCTGTTTAGTGTCTTTACGTGAATTTATTAGCTCTCGTTTCTTTTTCTTTTCGTTAAGCGCTAACATGTGCTTTGTTGCGCACGCGCCTGAGCACAAGCAATGTAATGGTGTTTTCTTTTGAAATACCTCTTTACACACTTTGCACTTGCGGGTTTTAAGTTTCATCACAATCATTACCACATCCCCATGCTTGAAGGTATGCCCGCAAACTTAGTTTTATGTTTAGGCAATTCAATATGTCGCATTCCAATCACTCTTATGTGCGATGGAGTTTCAACTTCGCCTAATGGGTTTTGATAAGTGCCGTTTCTAATTGCAGTAGCAACTCGCTTAACGTGCAATGGCACATAATCATCAATCAAATACGCTTCACGTATTGCTATGTAATGCCATGACTTACGCTTTGAGTTGCCTACTTGTATTAACTCGCCTTTAACGTATGGGTCTGGGCAGCTTCTAAGATAATTAAAGTAATTGATTGCCGTAGCTGGCGACATACCAACAAGCTTTGAAGCTGTAAAAGCATTAATTGGCTTACCTTTACAAGCGTTAAGAACATTATTCAAACCTTCAAATATTTTCTTATCTTGTTTAAATTTTATTTTATCGTTCATAGGAACCCTATTGCCTTTTGCATTACTTCATCCAGCTCGTCACGATCTGCGTAAGTGATTAAAACCTTATCAAGAATCACATCAGCTACCGATGAATAGAGCTGCTCAAACTCTGCGTCATCCATGTTTGCAAAGCTGATTGATTGCGCTTCAAGTTTCATATTTCCGTTAAGGTCAAACGTCTGTTCATAAAAGCCAGCTTGAACAATTACGTCTTTACGAAAGCGTGTTATGTTCTTTGCTACGGGCTGGCCTTTGTAAGTTTTGTTTACTCGGCAAGGTTCCCATGCGTCAAAAGCGAAGTTAATTAGCGCCATAAATTTCTTATGAAAGCGATAGTTTCTAGGGATAGCCATTTCAGCTTGAGCAATCTCTCCAGCTTCCATTTTTATCAACCTGCGCCAAAAGCCTTTCCAAGCTTTTTTATCTTGGTCAGTAAAACCATCAAACACGCCAAAGATGAAGTTTCTAACTGCTTCTAAGTCAGAATCTACTGGCATTGGTACATTGGTTTTAACTATCATCATTTTGCTCATGCTTCAGGATTCCTATAAAACTCGCCATAATGAGATTTAGCAAAACTTGCATAAGCGATTGCCGCCTGTTCTTTTGTTTCAAATCTGCCTAGATTTTTCTTTTTACCGTTATATCTACCCTGTGCAATCCACTTATTCCTGCTTTTGTCAAAACTAACCCCTGTAAATCCACTTGTGTTAACTGATTTTATTTTGAAGTTTTTTGCATTTTGCGCCTGCGTACATTCTCTTAAATTCACTATACTGTTATCTAAAGGATTACCATTTATGTGGTCTATTACCCCAACTGGCATTTTCCCATATACAAATAACCAAGCTAATCTGTGCGATTCATAACGAGTTCCATCTACACAAATTCTGGAATATCCATTACTTCTTTTTATTCCAGCAACATCACCAGATTTATGTATTGCACTATCTAAATTCCAAATAAAAACACCAGAACTTAAATCGTAATTAAGAAGTTCTTTTAATCGAGATTGGGTAATCATTTCTACCACCCAACCTTTGCAGGTTCTTCAACATAATCGTTTCTACAGTCGGCATCACACCAACGCGCACCGCCTAAAGTTTTCTCGCCACAATGCAAGCAAACATCAGAAGTCGGCAATGGCTTAACCATTGCCTGAATAAGCGCAACCTGATTATCTCTTTCACGTTGCGCTATATCTGCGCCAATATCTAGCGGATCAGAATGGTTTTCTACTTCGTTTGAGTGCATGATTAAGCTTTAGCCCAATGTGCTGAATGCTCATGCCATAGGTCGCCGTTATCTAAACGAGCACCTACGGATTTTTCAGAATGAATGACTTCAACTACACCAGTAACACCTACTTTCATTGCGCCAGTGATTGAAGTTACTTTGTCGCCAATTGCGTAGCTGGCTAGGCCGTTAGGTAAATCACCATTTTTACTTAGCTTTTCTCTAAGTAAATAACCTTCAAGCTGCCATATCTTTTCACGCGCATTGTCATAAGCCACGTTCTTACCAATTTCAGCATCAAAGTTAGCTTCACTTACACACGCGCTTTCACCAACAACCATGGTGCCGTTAGTAAGCCTCATAGCACATACGGTGAGTGTTGTGCCTTCTGGCTGCCAGAATTGAGCGCCATATATAACGCCATCAATGCCTGCTGGTGTTAATCGTGGGGCGTTTAAGCCCTTAGCTTGAATTTCTGCTTCTAATTTCTGTTCATTCATTTTCATTTACCTTTCTTCGGTTTATAAATTTTCATTACTTCCTGCTTCACTGCTTCTGCGTACTCATCACCGTGGATTTCTTTAAACAACTCTAAGCATCTTTGGCGATATTCTTTGTAGGGTGAATCTGCAACGTAGACTGCCATTTCTTTAGCGGTTAGTACTGGTGTTTCATAGGTCATTAATTCAATATCTTCAAATCATCTGCAGCATCTTCAATTAGCGCTTTCATTAAAAATAAGTTTTCCAAGTTCTCTGGCATTATTGAAATTGACATTTTCATATTTTCATCAAGTACAAATTGCATAAGATCACCTTTAAAAAAGATGTTTATGCTCGTTGCAATACTTATTGAATCTATTTCTGATAACTGATTTTTCATAGAACACTTGTTACCTTGTACGGATGCCCTAAGTTAATCAAAGCCTCACGCGCACAGCTCAATGTGATTTCTTGCAACCCCTTCGGATTGTCTAAAATGGTGTTCCAATACTTCACCCAATCGCGGCTTGATTTGCGCGTTAAATCTGAGTTAATCTTTTCAAGTTTCTTTTTGTTGGCTTCAAGTTCTTCACCAGTGAAATGTCTTGGTAAAGCTTTGGTAATTTCACTCGGTGTATTTGCTTTGCATAACTGCATAAACTCAGGGAGTGATGGGGGGAACTTCACATTATCCGCACAATAATCAACGGCTCTAAAGACTGTTTTTGATGGCATGCCAGATAGTTTTGCTTGCCATTCAGACTTGACAGAATCCATTGGAATATCAATCCACATATCAAGCCAATGTTTACCGTAGAAGCTAGCCATGCGCAGAAATAAGCGGTCTATCGGTGTTTGTTGAGTAGTCCGATATGTCGATGATTCTTGTGTCGTTGTTTCCATTTTCTTCTCCAAACATGGCTTTAGCCGTTGCGCTTCGTTTATCTTGAATTGATTGATTTTTAGGTGGTGCATTAGGCATGGCGCCTTGGTGTAAAACCAACTTCGCAGCTTCTTCGCGTTGTTTTTTTACAATACCGATTGCATAGCTAAACCCCTTGCCGCCATGCTTCGATTGAACTGCAGCTTGTATAAATTCATCCTGAGAAGCACCAGCATTAAGCAATGCAAGCAATGTTG